TATGGTGAAAACTCGCCAGGAACTGAACTATTGGAAGTCTGAGCTGCGAAAAGAAATCAAGGCAACGCGAAGAAAAGCAGGTAAGCCAACGGGTGATGTAATCGCCACTAGATTTGGAGGACTTAACTAATGTGGCCCTTCAAAGGTGAAATTCCCGATTTAATCGGCAGAGAATCGAAGCCTCAAAGCAAAGCCGAAACCCCAAAGCGCAAACGATCCTATTTAGGCAATCAAGTTTCCTCTCTGCTTTCTGATTTTCTTTCTCCTGCCACATCCGCAGACACTGAAATCCGTGGCGCAATCCGCAGACTTCGAGACAGAAGTCGTCAGTTATCAAGAAATAATCCTTACGCCAAAAGGGCGTTGCAGGTTTACCGGACGATGATTGTCGGGCATGAGGGATTAACGTTTCAAAGCCGCGCCAGAAATCTTCCCCTAGTCAACGGCAGGCCCGATCCAAACAATGCTCAAGGGCCACTGGATCAAGTAGGAAACGCCAGAATCGAAAGAGCCTGGAAAGAGTGGAGTCAACTGGGGAATTGCGAGGTTAGCGGAAAGCTCAGTTGGATTGATGTTCAACAATTGGTGATCGAAAGCGTTCAGCGAGACGGTGAAGTTTTAGTCAAACTAGTCAGAGACAAATCTTTGCCTTTTGGCTTTGGGCTTCAGATTCTTGAAGGCGATTATCTCGACGAGCAATACGACACCACGCTATCGAACGGCAACCGGATTATTATGGGCGTGGAACTCAATCGCTTTCATCGACCTGTTGCGTATCACCTTTTTGAAGGCCCAGACCATCCGCTAAATTACGGAACAGTCGGAAGCTATCACCACGGAATGAGGCGTGTTCGTATTCCGGCTGAAGAACTTCTGCACATTTACTTACCGGAAAGAAGTCAGCAAACGAGAGGCGTTCCAGCTTTTGCTTCTGTCATGGAATCCATGCATCAGTTGCAAGGATACCTGCAAGCCGAGGTGGTTGCCGCCAGATTGGGCGCTGCCAAAATGGGTTTTCTGCAATCGCCAGAAGGTGACGGATTCGATGGCGAAGACACGCTTGACGATTATCAGCCTGTCATGGACGCAAGTCCAGGCAGCATTCAGCAGCTTCCGGCTGGAATGTCTTTTTCAGCTTGGGACCCCACCCACCCCACCACAGCATTTCCTGATTTTCATTCTGCCGTTTTGCGTTCGATTGCTTCCGGTTTGGGCATTAGCTATGCCGAACTTTCCAACGATTTGACAGGCGTGAATTACTCGAGTATTCGGCAAGGCGCAATCAGTGAGCGCGACCATTACCGAATGCTTCAGAAGTTTTTGATTACTCATTTAGCCAAACCGATCTATCGCGAGTGGCATAAAGTCCAAGTGCTACGAGGGACATTCGATTGGTCAATGGAAAAGGCAGAATCGAAATTTATTCCAAGTGCTGAATTTAGAGGGCGCGGATTCGCTTGGGTAGATCCTGCTAAAGAAATTAGCGCAGCCACGGCAGCGGTTCAGTCTGGGTTTATGAGCTTGTCAGATGTCCAGTTGCAATACGGACGAGATCCTGAAGAAGTCTTCAGTCAAATTCAGCAGGACGTTCAAATGGCGGAACGCTACGGAATCGAAGTAGGCCACTTCAAACCATTGGGGCCAAAGCAGCCGTTTTTCCTAGATTTGACACAAGTCGAGATTGCAGAAAACGAACAAGAGGCAGCGGATGAGTGAGGGACACAAGCCAACGCAAGGCATGGTGGAAGAAGCTAAGAAGGGATTGGCATGGCGTAAAGAATTTGGACGAGGCGGAACACTGATTGGAATTGCTCGCGCTAGGGACATTGTCAACGAAAAGAATCTCTCACTAGATACCGTCAAAAGAATGAAAAGTTTTTTCGCTCGCCATGAAGTGGACAAAAAAGCTGAAGGTTATAGACCAGGAGAGAAAGGCTATCCAAGCAACGGACGTATAGCAAACGCTCTTTGGGGTGGAGATGCAGGCCAGACTTGGGCAAACAAGATTGTTGAGCAAGCCAACAACGAAGAAAAGGAACGTATGGAAGCAAAAGATTTAGCAACTCGACATGTCTTGGAAGTCGAAGAAACAGAAAACGAGTACATCGTAGCCTTTGCGAAAGCCAAAGCCGAAGAAGTCGCAGAAGAGCCTGAAATGGAAATGGCAGAAGAAGAACGCAAGGCGACAGTCGAACCTCTCAGCTTTCGAGTTGGGGAGGTTGAGCGCGGTTGGCACTACGACAAAGAGAAAGACGACAGACGAGTCCGTCTTGCTTGGTCTTCACAATCCCCAGTTGAAAGGGAATTTGGCTATGAGGTTTTAGGCCACAGCGAAGACGAGATCGATTTGAGTTTTGCGAGAAGTGGCAGAATGCCTCTTCTTTTAGATCACGATATGCGCCAACAGATTGGCGTAGTCGAAAGAGTAGACCTGGATAGCGCGGCTGGAATAGCACGGGCGACAGTTCGATTCGGAAGAAGCGCACTGGCTGAAGAGGTCTTTGCGGATGTTGTAGATGGCATTCGCTCAAATGTTTCTGTGGGGTATTCAGTCAAAGGGATGACACCTACTGAAGAGGAAATCGACGGTAGAGGAATCTTTCGAGTGAATTCTTGGTATCCACAGGAAATTTCAATCGTCAGCGTTCCAGCCGATAAAGGTGTGGGCGTAGGAAGAAGTATTTTACCTACAAAAAAGGAAGAAAAAATGGAAATGGAAGGCCTAAATGTGCAGGTCACAAATGAACCTGTCCCAGTGATTGATGAAAAATCTGTGCGTCAGCAGATGCTGAATGAACAAAACAAAATCCGCTCTTTGGCTGAAGGTTTTGGTAAGTCTGACTTCGCAGAAAGAGCCATTCGAGAAGGCAAGCCTTACTTGCAGTTTGCTGAAGAACTGAGCGACGAAGTGCGAACAAATCCTCATGTTGTGCAGCCGGAACTGACCAAGAAAGAGAAGCAAAATTACTCTTTGGTTCGAGCAATCCAAGCCGCAGCCAACAACGATTGGTCAAACGCTGGATTTGAGCGCGAGATTTCACGCGAAATCGCCAGCCGAACCGGAAAAGAGCCGCGAGGTTTCTACATTCCAGACCACGGCTTCCAATCTCGAACGCTAACCGGAGTGACAGGCTCAAGCGGTTCTGGGTTTGGAGATAAAGCGGTAGCGGATAATTTCCTAGCAGACCGTTTCATTGATGCGCTGATTTCAACCTCAATTATGGGCCAAGTTGGCGCGACCAGATTCGAGGGCTTGGTGGGTGATGTTCAAATCCCCAAGTTTTCAGCGAATGCCTCTGTCACTTTCCAAGCAGAAACTGGAAGCGTCGCAAATGGTGAGCCCGATTTTGGTCAAATCACCATGAGCCCAAAAACCGCAGCCAACAAAATCCAGATTAGCCGACAGCTTCTGCACCAAGGACTCAATGGCAACATTGAGCAAACCTTGAGGGATCACATGATCCGGCTGTTTGCGGCAAAACTGGATAATGTGGCAATCAAAGGAGGCGGTTCTAATGAACCTACCGGAGTTCTGGGAACTACCGGAATTGGTGACGTTGAATCTGCCGGAACCTCTGGAAATGCGGCTTTGACGTATGGCAACTGCGTTGACATCTGGAGTGAAGTTGCAGCAGATAATGCTTTGCTGGGCAGTCTCTATTGGGTGACTCATCCGCGAGTGGTTGGGAAGCTCATGCAGACACTGGTGGCAAGTTCCACCGATTCCAGAATGATCATGATGGATACGGATTCATTGCTGGGTTATCCGGTTGTTCAAACCACACAAGCGCCTTCAAGTTCGCCTTACGCCTTGTTGTTCGGTAATTTTACCGATCTTTATCTGGGCTTCTTTGGTGCGTTGGATGTTCTGGTTGATCCCTACGGAGCAGCCGGAACCAGCACTGTGAACTTGTACTTCTATCAAATGATGGACGTTGCGGTAGCGAGACCAGAATCCTTCTCAGCCGCACAGGACGTAACTGTCTGAGTGTTCCATTTAGATGAACTGAAGGATTGGTGTAGAGGGGAAACTGCACTTTTGATTTGCGGAAGCCCTTCTGCACCATCTGACGTTCGTCGTTCAAACTGGGAGAGCGCACATTGGATTTCTGTTAACCAACATGCTGCGCTCTTGCCAGACTTGGCTTGGGCTTACGCCCACGATCCAAGCATGATTCAGTTTTTGAGAGAAGACATTGGGCTTACATGCCCGATTGTTTCACCACAATTTAAGGATTTAAAAGAAAACGATATTTACGCAGGCATTTGCCCTTGGGTTCAGCTTTCAGGCCCAGAAGCGCTCTGGACAGCGGACTACATGGGCTATAAAGAAATCTGGTTGTGTGGCGTCGATAACTACGAAAACACCAGACGAGATTACTGGCACCAGTACGTCAGGCCAGAAAACGACCAAGTCTTCAAAGGCAAGCGAAACCCAAGAAAATCAGCCTGGGGTGAAATCATTCAGAAACTGAGAAATCCAAAACGAGTGAAAACGTTCAATCCAGAACTAAACGAGTTACTGCGAGCGATTCGATGAAGGTACAAATTCTAAGAAGCACAGTAGCAGACGG